GGGCATAAAGGACCTTCCAAGACGCAGCACGTTGTCAGATGCCAACGCCCGGCGCCCTCATGAGATATTCGGGAAGATATATCGGGGGCTTTACCTGGCCTACAAGGACAAACTTTCATCGGACAGCCGCTCCGGCAAGGTGCCAAAATGGATGAAGAAGCTCCAGATAATCGATTCCACGACCATAAGCCTCTTCTCCGACCTCATCTTCAAGGGCGTCGGACGCAATCCCAAAGCTGGGAAGAAGAAGGGTGGCATGAAGGTGCACACCTGTATCCACGGCAATGAGGGCGTGCCGTGCGATGTGGAATTCACGTCGGCAGCCACCCACGACCATTTCATGCTTTGTCCCGGCAAACTCAACCATGGGGACATCCTGGCCATCGACAGGGCCTACATCGACTATGCCAAGTTCGAGGAGATGACGCAGCGTGGTGTCATTTACGTGACCAAGATGAAGCAGAACCTTACGTATGAGGTTATAAAGAGCGCCTACTACATGAATGAAAAGGGGCTGATGCAGTGGAAGGAGGAATTCGTCGTATTCCGCAGGGAGGTCAACAGCAAGAACGAAGAAACGGGCGAGACCGCAAAGAAGGTTATCGAACATCATGCACGCATTGTCACCTATATCGACGAGAAGAAGAAAGGCCAGGCAAAGCTCATACGGCTGCTCACCAACGATCTTGACACCGAATACGAGGAAATCGTGGCCATTTACAAGGCAAGATGGGCCATAGAGTCGCTCTTCAGGCAGATAAAGCAGAACTTCCCGCTCAGATACTTCTACGGCGAGAGCGCCAATGCCATCAAGATACAGGGGTGGGTGACTCTCATTGCCAATCTGCTCATAACACTGCTGCAAAAAGGCGTCAGCCGCTCATGGAGCTTCTCTGGCCTTGCCACAATAGTGCGCATCATGCTGATGTACTATATCGACGTGCAGGGATTCCTTGAGCATCCCGAGAAAGAATGGGAGGAGGCACTGGCTGCCATGATGGAAAGCCAGCCTGATACGATTCATGCCGAAAAATAGCCCTCGCGCATACACGCGTGAGGGCTTGGAAAGGATTGCTCTGACTGAATTTGCTGAGAAATAGTGAGTTCAGAAAGGATGATAATGTTTAGCGGACAACAATAATTTTTAATGTTAAGTACCAATTAGAATGGGTGACATCTACTATAAGTTAGACAAAAACACAAGGGCTGATTTAATAGCAACAGTTAGACGTGCTGCAATCGAGATACTGGAAGGGCCACAGGAAAATTGGATAACAGCAGATGAGGTTTCCAAGATGTTTCCTTTCTTTAATAAGGATTGGATGAAGAAGTATGGCTATCTGCTTCCTCGTAAGCGTGTTGAAGTAATGGATAAGAATGGCGTAATCACAAGAAGCCGTTGGTTCTATTCACGTAACAGGATTCTCCGAATGGTAAGAGATAACGATATTCTACGCTTTGAAGATTTAATAGACAGAGACTGATGGCTTACGACCGCTTTTTCCAGAAAGAGATTGTCCGTGCCATTCGTGAAGAATTGGAACGCTCTAATGAAATGGCTGATAAAGTCTGGCTAACAGAAAAGCAACTAATAGAAGAAATGCCGTTCTTCAAAAAGAAATGGTTAAGGGAGAAGGGATATAAACTTCATCCGAGATATGCATGGGTTACCGACAAGAAGGGCAAGTATCATTACTCAAAGAAATACTATCCAAGAAACGCTATCCTAAAGCAACTGCGTGAAAGTAAAATAACCGATGGTGATTTAGGTGGTAGTATATACAAGTTCAGATTGAATGGCGGTGAAGTTGAGATTGGAGGATTTGACATGTTTTCTAATGATTGGCAAAAGGGGTTAAGCATAGACGAAATAGTTTATCATTTGTGAGAAACACAAATATCTTTATATATCCCCAGCTTACGACAGCCCCTGATCAAGGGGCTTCAAACCTCCAGATAGTGGAAAAGTTTATTTTGCGCATCACCAGCATGGATGCACGGACGGAGGACAAACAGCCGGAGACGCACGAACTTGTTCGCTTGCCTAAGCAAGAATGGCTCGACACGGCTGACGTGTGCGCAGGTCTTCAGTTGGATCGCCGCACGGTTTATTCGCTACGGGAACAGGGAAAGTTGCCGTTCTCGCAGTTCCAGCATCGGGTGTATTACAAGGCAAAGGATGTGAAAGCCCTCGCAGACGGGCTGGTGGAGAAGTCGCCAAAGAGTGAGGAAACGGAAGTGATCAACCCATCAAAATAGAATCGCCATGTTTGGACAGGACATCATCACCAAGGATTATTTCACCGACCTTTACGGACGAATCCGTAAGGCTCTGGAGTTGCACGAACAGGCCACGCAGCACTACCGCCCGCTGTTGGATGGTGTGCGATACATGACCGACAAGGAACTGTCGGAAATGCTCAAAGTGAGCCGACACACCTTGCAGCAGTACCGCAACAAGGGCTTGATTCCCTTTACATACTGTCAGGGCAAGGTGCTCTATAAGGAGCAGGACGTGCAGGAACTGCTTGAAAGGAACTACCAGCCTGCTACAAGATATTCACATAGATAATATCTCATGACTGTTTTGTAACACTATAACATGCAAATAATATAATAAATAGCTATTACATAAATACAGCATTATACAAAATGAATTCTGCCATAAACGTCATAGATAAATAATCAATGACAAAGGGATTACAGAATAACGATGATTGTATTTGTAAGCGAACATATGACGATAGAAAACATTCAGTAGTTGTAACGAATAGCATAAAACTATGTTTTTTGAACCCAATGCGACTTTCACAAATAACCACGGTAAAAGGGAGTTGCTTGAGGAATTCCCTTATAGTTGAAAAGGAATGTTATCAGGTCAGTAACAAGAAGTCTGATAGTTGTTGAAACATAAAACTAAGATTCATCTGTTTACATGATGGTGATGCTCTATGGAACAGCTAAAGGGTAGACATAATTAGGGTATCATGATTGCGGTATTGACAATCTTTGTCGCAATTTGCAACAATTTCCAGAATTTCAAGGATAAAAGGGTTAAATTTTAGAAATTTGTTTGGGAAAACCACAAAATTATTGTAACTTTGCATCCCAAATAGACAAATTGTTGTCCTAAACAACAATAATTGTGACGAAATGTGCAAATTTAAGAAATATACATCAAGCATACATGAGTGTCGGTTGTCGCAGACACTACGTTGTACATTCTTTAGCAAGCCAGGCTTTTTAGATGACTATATCAAGCTGTTGTCTGACAAACTTGGAACAAGGTTTGCAGTGAGGCAACTGACGGATGATGAGAGCGAAAATTTGGTTGATGTAGATACTGTAGCGGCTCTGCTTCGGATTCCTTTGGACTATATCATGAGGGATAGTAGAACATATATCTTCAACACCAAGATAAAAGATGTAGAAACAAAAATCCTTATTTCGCAGTATTATATACTTGTGAAAACGAAATCCCAAGAAGTTGATTTATCCCAACTGTATCTTGCAGAATACCTACAGATTGACAAATTCGTGTCGTTCCTCGACATTGTGGATGTGTCGCTGATAGGGAATTATTTTACTGCATTCAAGCAAGAAAATGTTTGGAGCATTCTTGACAGAAGTGCTTTTGGCGATTTGGATGCTGATACCGTCATAGACAGCCGCTACGCAGACACCCATCAGCGTGAAATTATGCGAGCTGACTTGATACGTTGTATTTCTAAGCGGGAGAATAGCGAAGAGGAAGTGTTATGTCATGTTTTCATAAAATCAATAGTGTCCGTATGTAATCCTGATGGGGAAAAATCATCTTTGGCTGATGACACGTTGAAGAAAATGGAAAGTTGTGGCAAAACAGAGGTAACCCGCTGTTTTTCAGAAGAATTTGCTCAATGAAGAAAACATATACATATAAAGAGATAAAAGCTATGCACATTGTGGGTGCATCAAGAGAGGTTTCCCCTACAATCTCAGGAGTAGTCCGCAGTCGTTCAATCATGGTTAACCCCAGCAATGTCTCATCTGGTATAAAGCCCTATCGTAGTCGTGAGATTGAAACCATTAAGGATTAAGCACTTCGAAGATTTACTACTTAAAATCTACACTATAGGCTACCCTGGAATGGGAGAGTCTATAGTATTATTGCTTTGTAATGGAGATGATGCATTGTTCACGGTGCTTACGGATTGCTATTGCCAAAACAAAGGCGGAGAGATGTATAATCATCTGGAAACACTCTTCGACAGTCAAGGCGTCAAGAAGATAGATGCTTTTATATGGACACACCCCGACAAAGACCATTCGGTGGATATTGAACGGATGTTGACGAGCTACGACAGCGAACACACCGCTGAAATATTCATCCCCAACGGGCTGGTGTATGGCAAAGAATCATATTGTGGAGAAGCCCAACAGGCAGTGGAATACATATACCGCCATTATAGTCCAAAAGGGTCGAGAACCGAAAAAAGGCATATACATACCGTATCGACAGAAGATCAGGAGGTGAGGAATTTACTATGTGTGGACATCTTTGCTGATGAAATGTTAAAACCAATCACCTGCAAGTTCCGTTTTGTGCTGCCCAATACTGAGCACTGTGCCCATGCTGACTATTGGGACTTGGAATTGAAGCCCAACCAAATGTCCATTGTTTATTCCGTAGAGCTTAACGGGCGGAACTATGTATTTACCAGTGACTTGGTAGATGCAGGTACAAAAAAGATGGGGACAGAAATTCTGACGCGAATGAACTACCTGAAGATACCCCATCATGGTTCAGACCAGTCTAACGAGTTTCTTGCCCTTATCCGACAGCAAGAATTCAATTGCCTAACATCCACGGCAACGCGGTTTAACCCGAAAGGAGATCCCAAAGCCCCGGTGCTTAGGGCCTATAGTGCTTTAGGGAATGTGTATTTCATAACGGACAGTACTGACGAGAAGATTGGGTGTATAGAAACGATTGTTGATGTGGCCAACGATCGATGCACGACACATTGTGAGGGTAACGCCAGTGTGTATAGCCGATAATGGACTTACACTTTGTCAAGTCCTCTTTTTCTTGTCCATCGAGAGATACGCTCAAAGGGACTTCAAACCTTTTTTTCTATAAGGCCTCTATCAAATCCCATGCCAAATAAATTTTGCTGATTGAAATAAAATCACTAATTTTGTGGTGGAAAAGTGCTAGCGTATACCTTTGTGACACGCCCTCTACCTTTTTGTTGTTTCGTGTTCCTATCTTGGAGCCAGTTCCAATGTCAGGCAGACGTTTTCGTACATCGGTCTGCCCATCAGTCGGTTCATGATGTACTTTCGGAACTTCTGGCTGTTGTAGCTGTCGATGGCGTATGCCAGACGGATAACCATTTCAAGGTTATACACGTCGATGTTCCAGTTTGGACGGTAGGGGAACAGCCAGAATGTACCGTGAGTATCTTCCTCACGCGCGGTACTATTCTTATATATAGAGCGTATCGTGCGGAACACGATGGCTGACGGGACGAAAAGCATGTCCGCTATCTCGTCAATCGTCATCCAAACGTCCTTGTCGGGCATGGTGACAATTCCGCCCTCGGTCATTCTGATGATGCCTCGCTCAAAGACATCCTTGGGAATCATTGAAATGTTTGTCATAAACTGTCAGTCTTTTGGAATGTGATACAATAGGTTCTTCTTGGGACGTCCGACTTTCTTCACTGCCAGTCGTGGGTCTTCACGCAGCAATTCTTTCGGACGGTCGAGTTTCTTCTGAAGCAGTGCCTTGTTATGCTCTGCCGTGGTGTCGCTGGTCGTCAGTCCCTTTGCTTCTCTTCGCTTTTGCAGCCTATCCATGTCACGGCTGATGTTGTCATCAGTGATCTTGGCGTACACCTGTGTACTCTTCACGCTGGAGTGTCCCATCATCTTGGCGATGCTTTCCAGACAGATGCCTTCTGATACAAGCATCGTGCCGAAAGTGTGACGGGCCATGTGAGCCGAGAGGTTTTCAGTCCTGCCGATGGCAAAGCCTATCTCATGGATGTCCGACCAGGCACTGTTGAGGGTTGGCAACGGGAAGACGGGGTTTTCGTCGTCAGTGGTGTTATACATATCGAGTATCTGCTCTGCTATGGGGTGCAGTGGGATGAACGACTCTACTTTCGTCTTCTGTCGGTTGATGCGGATATAGCGCCGACCGTCGGCTGTCTTGCCGATGTGGTGAGGGTAGAAGCCACGGGCATCCACGTATGCAAGTCCCGTCAGACTGGAGAAGATAAACCAGTGACGGAACATCTCCATGCGGTCGTCTGCCATCGGGGTTGAAAGCAGTTTCTTGAAGTCCTCACGGTTCACGAAGCGGTGACGGGTCTGTGGCTTCTTTTCATACTCGATGTCCTCGATGGGATTGCAGCGCAGGATTTCCATATCCACGCCGAGCCACACAAGGCGGTTGAGCCATATCAGGCAATGGTTCGCCTGTGCAGGGCCGAGGTTCTTGCCTTTCACCAGATGCACCTTGTAGCCCTGTCCGAAAGCTTCATCTATCTCAGTCAGCAGAATGTCCTTCTTGCCGAGCGAATGCAGGTACTCTTGCAGGTGGGCTTGCAGGCTGCGGCTCTGGCGGTAGGTGTTCACCTTGTTCAGTTCGTTGGCACGGATACGCAGACGCTCGCGTTCCCATTCGCCCATCTGCAGCAGGGTCGTGGGCTTCTTTGTCTTTTCAGTGATGATGTTCTTCAGGATTTCGGGAGTGATGACGCCGTTCTCACGCAGTTGCTCGTCATAGAGGGCATCAACCCGCTTGCGCAGGTCGGTGAGTCGGTTGTTGTCCCTCGCAATGGCAATCTCGCCCTTCTTCGGGTTCCAGTCCTCCGGACGGCAGAAGATGTCCGTTGTCAGTGCAGTGCTCCGTCCGTCGATGGTGATGCGGCACATGACGGCAGTGGTGCCGTCGGCCTTGACCTTGGCACGGTTGATGTAATACAGTTGGCTGAATGTACTTCTCATAATCGTTTCTCCTTATTTTGTGATGAAATTAAAATCCTTGGTTGCTTCGATGAACTTGTCCATGTCCTCAAAAAGTTTCTTCGGGGTGACACGGGCATAGACCTGTGTCTGGTTGATGTTCGTGTGGCCGAGCATACGGCTGATGGTCTCCAGCGGAACACCCTCTTCGAGCGTTATCAGACTGGCAAACGAGTGTCGTCCCTGATGGTAGTGGATGGGCTCTTTCAGACCGATCCATCCCGATATGCCGCGCAGATGGGCGTGGAGGGTACGGTGGAAGACATACGGGAAGAGTGTCTTGCGCGAATCGTCGTGGTACTTCTCAATGAGGGCAATCGCCTCCGGCAACAACTTGACGGCCGCACGGTTCTCGTTCTTACGGCGCAGGTACTTCAGCCAGAGGTTGCCGTCCTCGTCGATGGAGAGGTTATCGTCCGTGACGGATACTACGTCGGAGTAGGGTACGCCCGTGTAGCAGGCGAACAGGAACATGTCGCGCGAGAGGATATGGCCCTCGTGCTTGGGGTCAATCTGCAGGTCACGGATTCTCTCGAAGGTCTCACGGCTGAGGGCCTTGGGAGTGGTCTCGCGTTTTCTGGGCAGGGAGAAGTGGGCGAAGTATTGCCGTTCTGCAATGCCTTCCTTGAAGGCGCCCTTGCAAGCCTTCTTCAACAGGGCAAGGAAATGACGGGCAGAGCCTTCATGTCCGCACTCGTCGCAGATGTACGACTGGAAATCATAGATGAATTGCTCTGTCAGTTGCCCGAAAGCAATGTCCTCAGTCTTGAATTTCTTCAATATGAAGGCTTGCAGATAGTCGCAGAAAGCCTTATAGTGGTAGTAGGTGCCCTTGGCACGGTCAACGCCGATGCGTGAATGACATTCGTCCTTCATGCGCTGTGCATACTGCATCAGCGTTACCTGTGACTGGATGCTGCCCTGCAAGACCGCCTTTACGTCAGCGGCACAGAAGTCCGGCTGACGTGCCTTCACGGACTCATAGGCATTGCTGATTGACAACAGCAGTTGCTCGATCTTGCGGTTCACCTCCACAGCCTCCTTGCCCTTGCCGTTCAGACGGCTTTCACGGGGATTCCACAAGTCAGGGGTGCAGGAAATCTTGCACGAAAACTGAGACATGGAGTTTCCGAGGGTGATACGTCCCATGACGGGAGCCTTGCCTTTCTTGTCTGTCGTGCTCTTTTTGAGGTAGAGCAGCACCTTTAATTTTTCTTCTTTCATACACGCTTATAATTTGGTTGCAAAATTAGCTCAATTACAAGCGTCCTCCGTATGGAAAAATGTGTCCGAATATGTATGTTTTTCCGAGCCTCCGACTAATTCGGGGTCTCTTTCGTTACCAATACAATTTTCGGTAACGAGACAGGTAACGATTTGGTAACGGAAAGATGGTCATATTTCACAATATGCATTCCAGCCCATCGAAACATGGAATACATAAAATCAGCAGTCTTTCAGGCACTTACGGGAATAATCTCCACGTTCGTCATACCCTTGATTTCTTGGTTATATTCCCCTATGCTCGTCACGCTGTTGGAAATAGTGACAGAGGTCAGGCCGCTGCAATTCTGGAAAGCATAGTATCCTATTTTCGTCACGCTATTGGGAATCATGATGGATGTCAGGCTGATGCACCCATAGAAAGCAGAACCTCCGATGGAGGTCACGCTATTGGGAATTGTGACGGATATCAGCCTGCTGCACCCATAGAAAGCAGAGTTTTCAATGCTCGTCACGCTGTTGGGAATGGTGACAGATGTCAGGCCGTTGGACCCAGAGAAAGCGTCTCCTATGTTCGTCACGCTATATTCTGCCCCGTTGTAGGTGACTGAGGCAGGGATGACCACATCGCCTGTGTACTTCCCACTTGGTTTCTTTGTTACCGTAGCCTCTTTAATCTTCAATACCAGTTCATAGTAGATGCCGTCAATCACCACGGACTCTGCCACCGCCACCATTGGCAGGAACATCATTGCAAGAAAAAGGATTTGTTTCTTCATAGTTGATATTGTTGTTTGGTGTGTTATGAATTAAGGTTCCGAGCAGGAAGGGTTGGGAGAGGGACACTTAAACGCCTTTATTCCTGGACATCTCCTACAGCGAGCTGGTATTCGTGCCAAAGGGCATCGACGGTGCAGGGGTGGCCAAGGGCGTAGGTGAGGGCGGCATCCCAGGACCTTCATGGACTTCTTCTCCACAAAGGCGAAGAAACAGCCAATTTCGCCATCTACAGTTTTTGAGATTCTTTCACAGTCCCCAATATCAGGCCCCCTTTTTAGCCTGATCATCTAACCAGGCTTGAGTGATCTCCTTACAGATCCCGTTTCGCGTCTTCAGCGCATGACGTTCATAATCGTCAAACGAAGACATGAACTCGTCAAGGTCGTGTGGATTCAGCTCATCTGGTATATCCTCTTCAACCCGTCGTGTTATCTCTCGACCGCCAGGGGTCGTTATCTTGGCATAAAACTCTAATTTCGACTTTAACATACTCCTTATTGCTATATGATATAGTAATAACGCAGAATATGCCGAAATATTCAGTCTGAAGTCACTTTTTCAACCGTACAGGTCGAACTTTTTCTGCGTCAATTGGGTGTTTGTCCACAAAGATACCACCTCTGCCTGTAGTCTTAACAGCCTTTCAGACTTTCGTGGTGGCATCTTTGCGGATTGTCATTTATTGATTTCACTTCACCACCACCTTCACGGCCTTGTCGCCTATCTTCACGATAGCGATACTGCCAGCCTGGAGGTGGGTGCTGACGGTGGCTTGCCCGTTGCTGACGATGGAAGAGCCATGAAGCTGACCATCAGTGGTATAGATGGCTACAGGCAGACCGTTGGCTTCGCTTTGCACAACGATGGTTCCCCTGTGACTGGTGACCAAAGCGGGCAAAGATAAGCATTTAACGTCGGGAACGGAAGAATCTGTGGGTCCTTTGTCCCGTTTCTTATGCCCATTGCTTTGCTCACTTCTTTGACACATTTGTTGTATTATCAATTTGAATTCATGCATTTCATTCAAAATAGATTCGTCTCTACCGAAATATATTCTTATCTGTTGCCTTGTGAATTATTAAAAAACATTATTTCATGGAATTTTTGTCTGAAATACAAAAAAAAACTGTAACTTTGCAGCCAAATTGAAATTCATGGATGTCTGGTTAAAGGATATATTATTAGAAAGTTTGCAGATGGCAAGTCCGTCGGGAAGCGAGGAGCAGATAATAGAGTTCTTTGCCAAAGCGGTCATGCCGTATGTCGATGAGGTCAATTGCGATGTTAATGGTAACTGTATCGCCCACAAGAAAGGTAATGGCCCTAAGATAATGTTTATGGCTCATGCCGACGAAGTGGGACTCATGATCAGTTACATTGATGAGAGAGGTTTCTTGTATTTTAATCAAATTGGTGGTATTGATACAAATTTACTACCTGGTCAACGCATCTTTATACAAGGCAAACAAGGACTCGTTACAGGCATTATCGGGCGAAAGCCTATTCACTCGCAAAACGAATCGGAACGTGGTAAGGACCTTATTCCTGAAGACTTGTGGATTGACATTGCCGCTAATGATAAAGCTGATGCGTTGTCTAAGGTTCAAGTGGGGGATGTTGCTACTTATGCAACAATGCCTACCTTTTTGACAGACACCTTTGTTCTATCAAAATCACTTGATGACAAAATAGGATTGGCGGTACTCATAGGTTTGGCACACAATCTGCGGAAAATATCAACAGATTGTGATATCTACTTGGTCGCCTCTGTTCAAGAGGAACTGGGAGCCAGAGGTGCACAGATGGTGTCAGAAACCATTCTACCAGAAATAGGTATTGCTATTGACGTTACCCATGCCACAGACTATCCCACCATGTCTCCAGCGAAGGACGGTGACATTCGCCTTGGCAAAGGTGTTGTCATTCCGATGGGACCAAATATGAACAAAGGGATTAATCAGAATTTCGCTAGAATTGCTGAGAAGATAAAAATTCCTTATCAGGTGGAAGCTATTGCAAAACCTACAGGTACTGATGCCAGAATGATTCAGGTGGCAGGAAAAGGTATTAAGACAGGGTTGATTAGCATACCCTGCCGATATATGCACACTCCAGGTGAGATGGTCTCATTGAAAGATGCAGATAATGCAATCGCTCTTTTGACAGAGTTTTTGCAGGAATTGAGTTAAGTAACATTATTAATTTTATTAAAAGTTTTCGGAATGAAAGAGAAATTCACAATTTCGTTCAATTGGGAAACAAAAGAAGCAGGAAAGACTGAGCGCATAGGTGCTATGTACTGTTTTAGGAACTGCGATGTGAACAAGAACTAATCCCCTGATCAAGGATTAAGTTCATATCACGGTATAATTACCCAATTGGATTGTGTTCCACGGTCCAAGACCATGGAACACAATTTTTAAGAATTAAGATATGAAGCATAGCGGAACGCTCAATAGCACAGACAAATTCTTTTTTCCTGAAGATGTGATTTTCAGAAGTTGCAAGGAGGGATGGTTGGTAGTAGCTGTGTCTACAGCCAATTGGTTAGTTATAACCAATTTTCAAAAAATGATTTTGGAGAGTCTGCTTTCAGGAAAAACTATTGGAGATGTCATCCCGCTAATTACAGATATTGACAAGCAAAAGGAATTCCAACGACTTCTTGCCGCTATCACTGCGCGTGATTTCGGTAATACCAATTCGACACCATCTCCAATACCGAATGATGTAACCCAACAGATTAATTGTTATCTTACAAATGCCTGTAATCTCAGTTGTGACCATTGTTTTATGCGCTCTGGTAAACCATTGGCAAATGAACTTCCCAAAGAAGAATGGATACGCATATTGACGGAATTCCGCCATCAGGGTGGTTTAAATGTGACCTTTACTGGAGGGGAACCCTTGATGAACCGTGATTTTGGAACCATTCTCATCCATAGCCATCAACAAGGGTTAACTACCACCGTCCTTTCTAATGGTATCCTTTGGACAGAGGAATCAGTTAATAAGCTATCTCCATACATCAGTGAGATTCAAATTAGCATTGATGGTTTCGATGAGCAATCAAATGCTAAAGTTCGAGGAGCAGGACACTTTGATAAAATAGTAGCCAATGTTATTCGTTTTGCCAATGCAGGAATAAGGACTTCCGTAGCTACAACTTTTACCTTTAAGAACCTTCAACAGGATGCAGCTTTAAAATACCATCAGATGGTAGAGGTTATTGAGAAACAGTGCAAATATCCCGTATTCTTTAAACTTAGTAAGAAGATACTACAAGGACGCAATACAAATTATACGGAGGCAGAAAATAGTTCTTTCTATAATAGGGTAATGGAGATAGAACGTGCTGTCAATCCTAATGCTCAATATTCTAACTTCATAGAGGGGCATGAGCCTAATAGCATAACTCGAAATTGTGGATATGGAGGTATTTCTATTGGAGCTGATGGAGAGGTGTTCTTTTGTAATCGACTATCAGAAGTAGAAAGTTATGGTAATATAAAAGGCAAGTCAATAAGAACTTTCATAGAGCAGGGCAAATACCTTCATGATATTACTTCTGTTGACAATCTCCATCCATGTCAAACCTGTCATCTGCGATATATTTGCTGTGGAGGTTGTCGTATTGAAGATTGTAATTTCAATGGCAAATTGATCGGATATCAAGGTCCGATGCTACAGATAAAATGCTCACAGGAATTCATCTCGCAATTAGAGCGCAAGATGATAGACAGTTATCTCTATTATTATCAGTTTTAAGCCTATGTCCTACCGTCTGCTTTGCATTTCTGAGCAATATGCTAAGCCGATTCCGGCTATACGTATAGAAGTATGTCTGGAAGGGAACAGCAAAACTATTGCCCCTTCTCAGCGCAAAGTAACACTTAGTGACATTCATAAATCAGGGATTTCAACGTCCAGGGAACTTATTTCCTTACTTAATCACGCTGGGCTATCAACTCAGCCATTTCGTATTCCTCACCGTCTTTTAGAAAATCCGCTTGTTCAGCATGTCATCTTATGTCATCCATATAATTATGTAGAATCTGCTCCCAAAGGCCGCATAAAAAAAGGGCATATAAAACTACCTTCAAACAATCAAACTGACAAAATTAAGATTGGACGACTCATCGGAGGAGAACTATATATCAGTAATATCAATTCTTGGCATCACAAACTTCAGGTAAGATTGCGCTATGCTGATGCACTTAGCTCCTTTTATCCCACTTTTTCTTCACTCCCATTTGTTACCCTAGACAACAAGCTTTTCCAAAGAGATTACAACGCGGAGTCTTCTTTATTGTCAAAACTTGGAGAGTCTTATGATGCAGCCACTGCAACCTTGAATTTGAATGAACCAGATACCCAACAACTTCAAGAATTCGTAAACAATGGGTGGACTCTTTACGTACCCAACCAAGAACAGAAGTTGTCAAAAGTTTATGCTCATCGTGAACCTTCGGGTATTATTTGGTTTTCAACTGAGGACATATCCTCTTCAGAATTTGCCCAGCAGTTGCTTGACGGATATCTTAACAGTCGCAATTATCATGAAAGTGATGGTCATATTACAATTTTCCAACGTAAAGATGCAGAGAAAACCGATGATAAAACAACTATTAAACTATTAGGGGGCACTACCGATGTACTTCTGCTATATCAGGAAAACGTCCCTCTTTCGTCATCGGAACGACATTTTATTAAAGATACAATTAATAAAAAAATTCTTGCAACCCTCCGAACTTATCAAGAAGATGGCGTTTTTTGGCTCCAACAGCAACGTAAGAACCATCATGGTTGTCTACTGGCTGATGAAATGGGACTTGGCAAGACACTTCAAGTCATTGCCCACCTCTGTTGTCTGGATGTCCAAGTCCAGCATCTGATAATTGCTCCGACCTCTTTAATATACAATTGGCAGAATGAAATCCTCCATTTTGCTCCACAATTGATGCCTCAGCTCACACTGGTTAGCTATGACATGCTACGTATCCATCTTGAAGACTATATAAATCATCAATACGATACAATTATCATTGACGAGGCCCAGATTGTAAAAAATAGACAGACTAAAAAATACCAGGCAATAAGCAAACTTGACTGCAAGCATAAAATCATACTTACTGGCACCCCCATTGAAAATTCTATAGAAGAACTATGGTCTCATTTCATGATGCTGATGCCACCACTGAAAAGTTTGTACCAACGCCTCCACAGATTAGGTGTTCAGACCCAGCTAGAAACTTATATAAGTATAACTGGTAAACTGCTGAAGCCATTTATTCTACGCAGGGAGAAGCAAGTGGTTCTTTCGGATTTACCTGAACGGATAGAAAAGATTATCTTTATTGAATTGACAGATCAAGAACGGAAGAACTATCAAAACATCCACACTGCTATCCTTCAAGCTTTTGCAACAGGTTTGAGTGGTCGTCTTAGTAGTATTGCATTAGAAGGCCTTCTACGGTTACGTCAGGCCTGCATTCCATCAAAATTTCCTGTTGCTATTGATTATATTGACGCATTCCGTTCAGAAGGCCATCAGGTATTGGTGTTCTCTCAGTTTGTAACAGCTCTCCATCAGATGGAATCTAAACTTCAGGAAGCTGGTATCCGATTTGTCACCCTTTATGGTGACACCCGTGATAGGAAGACACCTGTAGAACGGTTTAAGTCAGATCCATCAATAACCGTCTTTTTAATAAGTCTTAAGGCCGGGGGCGTAGGTCTCAACCTGACATCAGCCGATCGTGTCATCCTCTTAGATGACTGGTGGAATCCCGCAGTCGAAGACCAAGCAATGGGACGTTCCCATCGCATTGGTCAGAAGAAGAATGTCTTAGCGCTACGCCTTGTTTGTAAAGACACTGTCGAGGAGAAAATACTCCTTTTACAGGATCGTAAACGTCAGACGACAGAACTGTTTAATACCACAAACGAGCATCTTTCATTGGAAGACCTTAAAGCTTTGATAGATTAGCTTACTTACCATTTTGTTGAGGATTAGCTTCTGCTCATTTTTGTTTTTGATTGGCGTGCTCCTTTGATACTGTGAAAACGGCAATGCTAAACCTTTTATTCTCATCCCCATCCTTGTCAAATCTACTAATTTTACATTCATATAGGTCAGTTCTTCCCACTTCAAGATACGGCTTAATATCTTTCGCATCTTCTTCAGATAAAATGCCAATCTTTTTTCCTTTATAATCCTTTGTTTCGCTAATTGCAAAAACCATTTTTTCCTCTTTGTCAAAACAAAGGGACAGAGGCGAACCGAGATCCAATGGATTTTCATCTTTTTCTCTCTTTTTTTTATTAGTAGGAAATAGCACATCCAATGCTTCATACTGATTTGTCTTTTGCAAGAAGCACTCTTTTAAAAAAATTTTTTCTTTCATTTTTCTGTTAATTTGTTATGTTAAACCTTTGTTCCATGGAAAGCTCCCTTACTCTGTCAAGCCATTCCCATATAGCTCTTGGAGAATTCTCATACTCCTTATAACGATTTCTTTCTATCGCCAAAGCCATGAGCGAATATTCACGTTCTAAAGAGGTGGCAAAAACGCCCTGGTCATCTGTGTTGATAGAAACTGCAATATCATGTCGGGGATATGGAGTCTTAAGGCCATAGTTGAAAAACTTAGCAATAGGGTGCTCATCATATCGTTCAATTTCTCCTATCTTGAAGTTCGATGAGGGATTACATTCTATTGCGATATGTCTTTTTTCCACTTTGTCAAGAAGTTGTTGCTGTATCTTTTCTAATAGCATATACCACTCGTCTCTATACATGGGTGGTATAGTCAGTGTATCTCCTTTATATCCTCTATTTGCATATTTATAAAAATGATACGCATCGAACAGTTGTCGAGCACGCTCATTTTTTAGGGCAACCTCAGCACAAACCTGATGATTCATACCCGCATATGCCCATTGCCTATCTATCGTTGAGGTCGCCTTGTCCAAATTTTCAGTAGCCAATTCTGTTCCTATAACGGGTGAATCACCACGCAACAGCCAAGATAGATAATAGTCATTGATGTCGTCTGAAAGATCTTTATTCTTTTCATCGGAAAAAAACGAATCAATGATATTATCCTCCTTCTCATCGTGTTTGCCGTAAATATCATCAAAATATTTCAAAAACATGATGTCCAGCCAACCACATAGTTGTGTGTAACCTGTCAAACGAATACATTTATGATGCAACCATGCCAAATTGTCCAAGAGGACTTGTTTACTCGCGCATATGGTATAATAACGCTTTTCATAATAACTTCTAACATCAGTACCAAGCACCAGCGCGTGTCCCAGGCGGTCTCCATTTCCTAAATTTAAGAAAAGCATAGCCTCTTCTACGGCTCGCAATCCATCAGCAATATCCATATAATCCTCACCTACATGATATGTAATATTTAGATCTTTAGGATATTCTTCCGTCTCCTCATCAATTGTTATCTCATGCCCTCTTAAGAATCTGAAAGCCTGTGCATAGACCTCTGGCCTACAGTACACTTCAGAATTTGCAGCATCCAAACCAACGACCTTGCCTACCAAGTTGTCACCTTCCCAGTTTTTCCTATTACTCCTGAACTGATAGATGGCATAAGCCTGTTTTCTTATTGCATGCCGTAGATCATAATGTCTATAGAACCCTTCTCCTTTGGGTTCATCTCTTTGTTTAATGAAATGAAAAATAAACGAGTACTTCTCCTTGTATTTTTTATCAATTTCTTTACAATAGTCAGAAAGTGATCTAACTATGCCTTCTTCCGTATCTTTGGGAACAACTCTTGCTTCAATATATCTATTTGTTCCTTTTTCTAAGAAACCTTCAATGGCTGCTTTGTACAGTAAATGATAATAATCCTCAAGGATATAGTCGGTCTTTCTTTCTTCATAACTGGCAAAATTGGCAAAACCGACCCTCTCGTTCAACTGTATAATCGCATTTCTGAAATATGTTTTATATGCCAGATATGCATAGAATAATGTTGCAATATCAGATGTCTCCTCATTACCCCCATAAATGGCAGAGAAAACAGAATACATCAAAGCTCTTTCTGGAGCTAAGACCTTGTTTTCAATATGCTCACTTTCATAATGCAACACGGGGATGTAATCGATAATATCATTATCCGTTAATTTAGACTGTTCAAACTTTTCTTTTGTAAATCTCTTCGTCTTCTCGCGACTTTTGTCTATTTTTTCAAGGATATCTACTTCTATTTTTAATCCCGATTCATTTTTCCTTAATTCTCTTTCTTTTTCCTTTTTCGAAAGAATTTTTTCATCCACATTGTCGTTCAAAAAAGAATATAATTGTGCTAATGACAGGTCATCTTTAACACAACCAACAGCAACAGCCAAATAGTATCTAATAGCTGCAGCTCTCCTCACTTTTTCATATAGAGTCTTGTCTGGATCAATATATGGGTGAAGAGGATGTTCAGATTCAAAACGGCTTTGCATAATGCCGATATGATTCATCATGCACGACCAACTCAAGTCAAAGTTGTATGAAGAACCTTTCAAGTGCATGTGCAATTCTGCCATAGGCTTCTCAAAAATGTAATTAAGCTCTTTGCAGTCATGCCCCAAATAAGCACTCCAATCAAATGTACTTCTTCTTTTCTTTCGTTTTATATCATGCGATGCAATATAAGCAGTCGTCAGAAGATCTTCACCAACTTGTTCTGCAATTAGATGCCAACGTAATAATGTACGATATTGACAAAGAGGCTCTCCGTCTTTTACAATAAGACATTTGGAAGCGAAATGAAGAAGCGCATTAAAGACCGAATCACTATTACGAAATTGTAAGTCTAAATTTGATTTGTCTTTAATAACCCATTTATCTTGTATTATTTGATAAACAATATTGAGTTGGTCTATGGTACTTTCAAAATCAACCTGTAATAGTTTATTTACGACAATAGATTCTGGTATGTGGGCATCAAGTCTTTGATAGTCATTTTCTAGATGACCTTTCTTGTCAAGAGGTAAAAAT